TTAGATTCTACAATGTATAATCTTGCAAAATGTGTTCATTCTAAATATGCAGATAGATTTGTATGTTCATCAATTAAAGATAATACTTGGTGGGAATTTGTAAATCATAGATGGAAAAAAGTTCAAGATGGTTATACTTTAAAATTATTATTATCAGAAGATTTTGCTAATGCTTATAATTTAGAAATTGCTGAAATTAGTATTAAAGCAACACAAGTTACAGGATTTCCTAAAGAAGAATTACAAAGAAAAAGATTAATTATTGATAAAATAGTTAATAATTTAATGAATACAAATTTTAAAGAAACATTATTGAAAGAATGCAGACCTTTATTCTATGACTCATTATTTATTCAAAAATTAGATAATAATATATTTTTACTTGGTTTTGAAAATGGAGTTTATGATTTAGAAAATTGTGTTTTTAGAGATGGAAGACCAGATGATTATATTACATTTAGTACAAAAAATGATTATGTAAAATGGTCTAATAAAAATCCTTTTTATAATAATATTAATACATTTTTTCAACAAATTATTACAAATGAAGATGTTAGAAAATATTTTTTATTGGTATTATCAACTTGTGTTTCCGGTGAAACTAAGGAAGAAAAATTTTATATGCTTACTGGCAGTGGTTCAAATGGTAAATCATTAACAATGGATTTAATGAGTTTTGCATTAGGTGAATATTTTATGGCAGCACCTATTACAATTATTACTAGAGCCCGAGGATCATCTGGACAAGCAGCACCTGAAATAGTTAGAATGAAAGGTAGAAGATGTGGTGTATTTGCAGAAGCAGAAGATAATGATTGTATTAATTCTGCTGTAATGAAAGAAATGACAGGTGGTGATACACGAATTGTAAGAGATTTATTCAAAGGTTCAGATGAAATGATTGAATTTAAACCACAAATGAAATATTTCTTAACAGCAAATAATAAACCAGAAATTAAAGATACAACAGATGGTGCATTTAGAAGAATTAGAATTATTGATTTCAATTCAAAATTTAAAGATAATCCAGAAAAACCAAATGAATTTCAAATTGATAATACACTAAAACAAAAAATACCATTTTGCTAGTTATTTAATTAATATATATACAACACAATATAAACAATTATCAGGTATTAAAGACCCTGTAGAAGTTATGGCAAGCACAAATGCATATAGAATGCAAAATGATACATATGCTGAATATATATTTTCAGTTACTGATAAATCAACTGAATTTAAAGATGGTTTAACATTAACACAATTATGGGATGCTTTCAAAAACTGGATTGTTAATAATGCACCAGGATTTAAATTACCAAAGAAACAAGATTTTAGATTAGGTATTGAAAAAGTAATGGGTCAAGAAATTGAAAAAGGTAAATATAGATATATTAAATTTAAGACTAGTGAAGAGGTAGATAATGATATTGATAATGATTTATAAAAAATTAATTTATAATAATTAAAAAATTATTATAAATTAAACATATAATGTTTCTAAATAGGAAGGTTTTATTTCAACATTTTTATGATTAGAAAATATTTCAAATCCTTTATTTAAATCATCTAATGATAACATTTTTTTATTAGTATCATTAGTAGATATTAATCTTCTAGAATGTGCTCTTTTACATCTAGCAAATAGTAATTCCATATCACCTCCAAAATATTTAAATTCTTTCATATTTTTTTTAAAAAATTCAGATGTAACAGTATCACATAGAGACCATTCATCATTAGATACTTGTTTTTTAAATATTTGATATATTTCTTCAGGTGTGTAAGGGTCAATTGTAAATCTTACAGGAAATCTTCTTTCAAGACCAGGATTATATGAGAAAAAACAAGAATTAATCTCATTTTTATATCCAGCAATAATACAAATAAAGTCATTTTTCTTTTCTGTTAGATTTTCATTAATAGTATCAATACATTCTTTAGAAAAAGAGTCTCTTTTTTCAGAATTTCCTAAAGAATAAACTTCATCAATAAATAATACACCACCATATGCAGAATCAATAACTCTTTGTGTAATTCGTGCAGTTTGACCTAAATATTCACCAATTAATTGACTTCTTGATGCTTTAATAAATTTATTATTTTTTAATATACCCATTCCTAAATAAATTTTTCCAATAATTTTAGCTAATTGTGTTTTACCAATACCAGGAGGACCTTGAATTACAGTATGCATCATATCATTTAAATTTGAAAGATTTTGAATTTTAAAAATAATATGGTCCATAATATCTTGTTTCACATTTTCCATACCAATCATGTTGTTTAATTCAGTTAATGGACCTACTAATCTAAATAAAATTTCTAAATTAATATTATATGTTTTATTATAATCATATGATGTTCCTAAATCAATTAAATCTTGAATACAATTAATTTGTTTTTTTATAATAACATGTTCTTTAACTTTTTCTTCAAATAATGTATTTATATTAATATTATCTTCATCGCTATAATCTTCAGATTGTTTCATATTAAAATCTTCTGAATAAATAAATAATTGTTTCTTCGACCTTTTTTTCGACCTTGGACTATTTACAGTATTATCTTTTCTTTTAGTCGGATTACTCATATATTATTAATAATATATTATTTTAACTTTAAACATATTATTATTAATCGGTTTGTGCATGACAAAAACCACTGCCCCCTAGGGCAGTATTGTTATAATACGGATACAACAGGGGGTGGACCGGAGGATAAGGGCACCCATACGGGTCTGCTTTGCCATTTCTGATGGCTTCCTGTGTTGCCTGTGGACTCAAAAGAGTCATTATTTATTACTATTACTATTACTATTAAACATGAATATATTTTTTTTTGCAATTTTTTTATAATATAGATTTTTTCATTTATTTCTATATTAGTATAATTAATGTATCGTCAAAAAGATATAGATGATATAACACAAAATTTATCAAATATTCAAAAAGAAGCATTTAAAGAATTTAGGAGTAAAAATGAACCAGATATTAGAGAAATATCTGATGTTTATTTAGTTATTAAGAATTTTATTAAGAAAAATAATAAAATTGTATATGGTGGATTTGCACAAAATTTATTATTACAAATTAAAAATAATGAAGATACTTTTTATAATAAAATAGATGAAGCATATTATAATTCAGGTTGTATTGCAGATTTAGAGTTTTACTCAGCAACCCCATATGAAGATTTAATTTATTTAACGGAAGAATTATTCTCAAAAAAATTTAAATATGTTGAAGGTAAAGAAGGAATGCATCCTAATACATTTAAAATTTATGTTAATTTTGAAAATTATTGTGATATTAGTTACATGCCTCGTCATATGTGTAATATATTACCAACTATTGAAATAGAAGGAATTAGATGTATTCATCCACATTATATGTTGGCTGATTATTATAGAATTATAACTGACCCTATGACATCTTATTATCGTTTAGATAAATCTATTAATCGTTTTCAAAAATTAATTAAATATTATCCTTTTGATTTAACTAACATTAATAATAAAATAGAATTAGATAATAATGATGATAATAAATTAAAATATTTAAGGAAAAAAATAATATAAAATTAATTGTTATAGGATTTCAAGCATATAACTATTATATTAATAAAATTAATAAAAAAGAAAAAATAAATGTTCCTTATTATGAAATTATTTCAACACAATTAAGAGAAGATGCATTAATTATTTATAAAAAATTATTAAGAAAATTTAAAAATGTTAAAGTTAAACAATATATACCCTTTTTTGAATTTTTTGATAATAAAATAGAATATTATGTTGATGATAAATTAATATTAATATTATATGGTAATAATGAAAGATGTATTGTTTATAATTATTCTGAAAAGAAACATTGTTATTTTGGAACATTTAATCTTGTAATTATGTACATTTTATTTAATTATTTTTATTGTTATATTAATAAAATGAAAGAACGAAAAGAATTACACTATTTATTACTTATAAAATTAATTATATATAGAAATAACTATTTAGAAAATAGAAATAAAACAGTTTTAGATGATACTCCTTTTAAAGATTTTAGTTTGAAATGTTTTGGTAAAAGTGTTGAATTAAAAAGAGCATCATTTTTAGAAGGAACAAAAAAGAAGAAACAAGGTCAAAAACCTAAAGAACAATATAAACCATCTGGAAAACCAAATAAAATTCTTCCAAAAAATTATATAAATATTTCTGGAAATGAAATTTTAAATGAAAAATATTTTATTATAAAAAAAAATAATATATAGTTTATATTATATAATGTCTGAAGAATTAAGAAATAATCAATTAACTAATCAAGATGGTGGAGCTAGAAGACGTCGTTCTAAAAAAGGTTCTAAAAAAGGTGGAGCTCAACCCAACCCTCCTGTGAAAGCTCAATCTGGTGGAAAACGTCGTTCTAAGAGAGGTTCTAAGAGAGGTTCTAAAACAGGAGGAACTCCATATGAACACACACTTAATGTAAAAGAACAATCTGGTGGCCGAAGACGCCGCCCTTCCAAGAAAGGTTCCAAGAAAGGTTCTAAACGTGGTGGTGCTGTAGCTGAACCCCCTAAAGCACAATCTGGTGGCCGAAGACGCCGTCCTTCCAAGAAAGGTTCCAAGAAAGGTTCCAAGAAAGGTTCTAAACGTGGTGGTGCTGTAGCTGACCCCCTTAAAGCACAATCTGGTGGCCGAAGACGCCGTTCTTCCAAGAAAGGTTCCAAGAAGGGTTCCAAGAAGGGTTCTAAACGTGGTGGTGCTGTAGCTGAACCCCCTAAAGCACAATCTGGTGGCCGAAGACGCCGTTCTTCCAAGAAAGGTTCCAAGAAAGGTTCCAAGAAAGGTTCTAAACATGGTGGTGCTGTAGCTGAACCCCCTAAAGCACAATCTGGTGGCAAAAAACGTCGTTCTAAGAGACGTTCTAAAAAAAATTCTAAATCAGGTGGAGACCCCTATGGACAATCCGTTTCAGTAAAAGCTCAATCTGGTGGAAAGAAACGTCGTTCTAAAGGAAAGAAAGCTTCCAAGAAAGGATCTAAAAGATCTAGCAAACATTAAATAAAAACATTAAATATATATAATAATTATTTTAACTATTATATATTATTAAAACTAAATAAATTCATTTGTTATTTTATAAGATGTATTTAATCTAATATATTTCTTTCTTCTATCAGCAATTTCTTGTAATTCTGGTAATTTATCTAAATTTTCTCTATAATACATCATTTTTTCAAAAGTATTTTTTAAAATAGGAATACTTGCTTTTAAAAATTTTTCATCTCTTTCAATAGTAACATTATGAGAATGGTCTAATTTCCAATAAACAATTCTATGAAAATAATAATCTTTGTGAAGAGAATTATCTTTTAATTCATCTAACATTTGTAATGCCCATGAATCATATTGTTCAGTAGTCATATCTAATCTATCAGGATAAATATATTTACTTTTCCATTCTGGATTATCATCTTCAAATTCAGGTTTAAAATTTCTAGGATAAAGTTCTAAAAATAAACCTTTTTTTAATTTATTATTGATAGTAGTAATAGTACCATCTATTCCTTCAGTATTATCTCCAAATTTTTCATCAATTAAATATTCTCTTTTATTTTTATATTCTATTAATTTACATTGCCAGAAATCACAATGTTTTAATTCACAACATAAAATTTGTTGTTGAACTTGACAATAATAATAATAAGGACATATATCACCAGCTATTTTTCCTTTTATATGAATTTCTCTTGTTACTGGACATTTTATTTCTAACATTCTACCTAATCTTGTTGAAAATTTATTATCTAAAGTATATTTAGAAGAAATACCATCTGGTGATGCACCTAAATATGGATAATCTTTAGAAGGTAATGCACCAAATTCAAATACTTTTGTATTATAAATATGTTCATAAATCATAGTTGCAATAGGTTCATATTTACGTCCGTGAAATACAGTTGCATTATCTCTAAATGGAAAATTAGGGTCACACTTTTTCAAATAAAAACCTTCAATTGATTCATATGGATTCTGGTCAATTGCTGTTGCTGTATCACTAGCTGTAATTCTTTTATTTCTATATTCATACCACTCTTTACTTCTTTGTTCTGGTTGTGGTAATTTATATAAATAATCAAAATGTTCAACATCTTTTTTATATTTTTTTGGTATTTCAATTTCAAACATTTCTTCTTTTCTAAAAGCATTTAAACCATTTTCAAAACTTAAATTATTACATAACTCATATTTTCTAACAAAAATTCTATTACAAATTTCTGTTATAATATCATAATTATAATCAAAAATATTACATAAATTTTCTTTTAATTTATTTAAATCATCAAACGATAATACATTTATATTATTGTTTTTCATATATTCATTAACTTTATTAAAATTTTCCATTCTATACTATTACTATTTATTAATAATAATTATTTAAATGTACATTTTTATTATTATTAGTTTTGCTATGCAAAACTAATAATAATAAAAATCTAGAAATAATAAAACCAGAGGTTTTATTATTTGTACATTTTTTTATGCGTAGCATAAAAAAATCTAGAATTTAAAATGCATAGCATTTTAAATTGTACAATCTAAAATGCTATGCATTTTAGATTCTAGGATTTTAATTAAGAAAACCTATGGTTTTCTTAATTAAAATTGTACAATTATTATATATAAAAATAAAGTTTTATTTATACTATAAAATAATATGGACGAACAATTAGAAGCATTATTTGCAGATTTATTTGCAGAAAGAATAGCATCATTAGATACTACAGATTCTGAACAAATTGTTATAGAAGATTTAAAAAGATATCTTAGATATAGAAATTATGATAATGATAATATAAATTTATTATTATTTCAATTCTATCAATATTATGATATTAATATTTCATATGAAGAAATTTGTAATGTAGCAAACAATAATATGTATTTTTATATAAGAAATTATAATCACCAAGAACCAGATAATGAAGGACCTGTTAATCAAGAACCAGATAATGAAGGACCTGTTAATCAAGAACCAGATAATGAAGGACCTGTTAATCAAGAACCAGATAATCAAGAACCTGTTAATGATGAACCAGTTAATGAAGAACCTGTTAATGAAGGACCATATAATCAAGAACCAATGTTTAATTTTATATATAGAAATATACTTGATAATTATCAAAATTTAAATAATAATTTAAATAATAATAATAACAACAATTTAAATAATAATAATAATTTAAATAATGATAATAATAATTTAAATAATGATAATAATAATTTAAATAATGATAATAATAATTTAAATAATGATAATAATAGAATAATTTATATTAATAATAATTTTATGAATAGAATAAATAATTTTATTCGATATAATAATT